GAAATGTATTGGTAAATAAATCTCTCGTTACCGTAGATCTTGAATCCTTCTACACCATCATATTTTTTGATGAACTCACGACACTCATGCACTGTGCCTGGTTTGATTGCTTCGACTTTCTCTCCACTAAGAGTCTTATAGAACGTATCTTTTTGAGAGGGCACAAAAAGGGTCGGGTTCCACTTCTCGCGAGTTGTGAAGCGTTTACCGTCTTCATAACCCCTAACGAGGAATTGGTTCCCGACCATCTGGACGTTCGTATAGAATCTCACTTAGTCAAGTTGCTGTACAGTTCTCTGATTCTATCAGTTGGTTCGGCAATGGTCAAGATCTTATCGGAATGAATCTTGAATTTTTGATCTGCCGTAATGTCACCCAACCAGTTTTTGAGAGTTCCGTCAGGCATAATGTTAAATGGTTGTACCAGAATACAATCTGGTTCACCAATATCAGCTGATGGTGCCTCTTCTAATCGTGAAATTAGAGTTCCACCAGTTTGAAAAATAATAACTTTAGGATCCATATCAGCAGTCCTCACAACTATCAGTTACTACCATAGATTGACTTTGGTCCTCTTCCTCTTCTTTAAGGATGTCAACCAAATACATACGATGAAGTTCATTAACAGGATCAACGAATGTTACAATCCAATCAAGAGGAACTGGGAATCTATAACCTTTACCCAGAGCAATCCAAGGACTCAGTTTAATCTCAAAAGATGCTCCACCCCCTTCACTAACCTCTGGATCACCTGTTTTTACTACACAGGGTTTGTTAAAGAAATATCCAACTACTTTGTCTTCGAGAAGCATCTCTTCAACATCAGTAATGATTTGTTCTCCTGTCTTTACGACAGCTAATTTAATTGCCATGACTAAACGAAGTTTAATTTAATATTAGCACGAAAAAGAAAAGTGGGCAAGGGTTGATTCTGACCAACCCCGCCCGTGCGGCGACGATATTTGGGTATGCCCCGCAGTTATTTATAAGTAGTCTTTACGAGCATGATGTTCTGGAACTACTTTACCAAGTTCAATACTCAGTAACCCATCCTCAAAAGTAACTGATCTAATTTCCGTATCATCACTGAGCGTCCATGCTCTGGTGAAAGATCGTTGAGCCATTCCTCTATGGACGTAGTTCGTATCTCCTTTGGATTCTTTTTGTCCTTCGACAAAAAGTTTTCCATACTCTGTGTAGACATTTACCTCCTCCTTTTTGAATCCAGCAAGCGCGAGTTCTAAACGCGATTCTACATTGCTAACCTGGATCAAATTATAGGGAGGATAGTTGGTAGATGATTCATGTATGTTGAATAGACGATCAAAATATTCGTCCATTCCAATACTATTACGATTGATTCTATCCAAAAGCTGCGGAATATCTGCAGCACCGTATCTCATGAGGTTACCCATGGTTTTAGCTCCTTTTGTAAGCGAGTTTATGTTGTGTGGACCCTTTCGGCATCCACTACTATTTAACCATAAACTACAAAAAAGAGTAACCGTAATAACCGAATATGGTTATAGGGTTAACCGTTATTGAATGTGTGGTCAGCAAGCATAGCAAAAAGTTGAGACTTCATATGCCACAAGAACTCTTGTTCTTCATATGGTCTAGCAGGTGCTCCTGGCCATTTTTCAATTGAATAACAAGTATGGTTGTAAAGCATACGAACATCATCTATTGATAAAAATAGTTGATATTCGTATGACTCTTCTTCCATTTGATTACTCGGTCGCTTCTACTTTTTTCTTCGACCCAATATTATACTTTTGTTCCAGGATCCAATCGTTCTTATCTTTATAAGACAAAACCTTAATTTGGTTTAAAGGCGCGATATCCATAATGGATTCGCCATCTACTACGCTAATTAAACCCCAATCAGAGAGGAGTCTCGCAATCCTGTTCCGTCTCTGAACATCATTTACAGTAAGGTTTGCATGTTTGCCGTCAAGAGCAAACAATTCCTTGAAGTGAGTGATGTAGTACCTGCCTTGCTTGTGAAGAATATGGCAAGACTGATAAAGTTTTTTCTCTTTGCGTGAAGCAACACCGATGCGGGTAAGAGTTTCACGAACCTTCAAAAAATCATCAGGTTCATTCAACATAACTTCAACCATCATCTCAGGTGTCCAATTTACCTGAGGTTCAATACTGTTTGTCATGTTCCACCAATGTCAAGTCGTTTCTTAATAAAATCTATTTGATCTTTTGACAAGATCTTCAGTGCCTGCATTGCCTTCTCATTACTATAACCATAGTATTGCTTGACAATATCAAGATCAGTAATCTTATCCTTTCGGAGCCAAGGTGAAAACCTTTTACGCTTCCTCAAACTATTTAGATAAAAAGAATATTGCATGTCTTTATCGAGATGAGAATTCTTATTCATCTCGTTGGCAAACAAAACACAATCTAAATGTCCAGACAAGCAACGATTAACAATAAATGGAGGATATGACTTTATATCTTCAGACAAATCCTCTTTTGTTTGATTGATAGAATTCAACCAATCTTTCAGTTCCATAGTCACTCTTCACGGAAATTAGAAAATTCATAATCATTTTTTCGATAGGTTGCAACTTGTTCGCCACAATTTAAACTATCTACCACAATATCACCAGCAATACTAATTCTATACTCATCTGTTGTGTAATGGGGGTAAACAGTATGAGTTAGATCTCCTGGGAAAAGAAGCATTGTGCCTTCGTCTTTTCTTCCTAACCTAAACGGATAGACTTGAAGTCTTCCAATAGAATCTAGGTAATTAATAGTGACATTACCTGCTTCTGGATAGAGTTCTACGGCATCCCCAGATTGCTCATCTTCATACTCAAAAGGAATATTCATCCAAATAATGAATGTCCATATTGATTGATGATCATGAAGTGGTTGATATTCTCCCTTACCAGAAATCCTAACCCACCACCGATTCATTTTAGGAATAGGATAATGACTTGTTTTAAGTGGCATTGGGTATCCCCAATAGTCAATGTATTGTTGAATCGCTGGTGCTAATACCTCCAACCTGAATCTTTTAGTGCTGTCATCAAGTGCCCACTCTTGATATGGAGTTCTTTCAACAACTTTATTGTTGTCATCAAATACCCATGCTCCCTTAGTTGTAGGTTTTTTGACATATGACCACAATAAATCCATGTGGTCTTCATTTAACTTCCACTTTAGGATTCCAGGATTAATACGAGGTGAAAACTCATATCTATAGGTCATAGTCCTTGCTTGTAGTGATCAGGAATTTCATCAGCACCGACTATTGCACTAACACCAACAATTGTTGCACCAGGATTTTTCTCTAGAGCAATCACTCTAGCATCCTGGAAGTCTGCTGCTTGACACTCCTCCTTCCAGAGTTTGCCCGCCTTGTAGAGTGAGACTTCTATTTTCATAGTTCATTAAAAGTAGTTCTTTACGTTCTTTTTGATCACTCATGTAATCACCAACAGATCTCATAGTATATGTGAGATCAAACTCTCCAGTTCTCCATTTAGAATCAGTAAACCGATCTTTCACAAGTTGATCAGAATTGTAACTAATCATCATGTCTGTGGAAGAGTTACTGCAGTCCTCGGCAAACTTATCGTGATCGAATCCTTTGTGCATCCCACCTTTTTTACCATACAAATTATCTTTGATATCGTATGGAGGGTCGAGATAAACGAACACTCCAGATCGATCAGAAGATTCATCTAGAATCTGATCATATGAATAATTGGTGATCTTCCAATTATGTATAAGTTGCTGATACCCAGTTAATTTAAGGATACCCTTCATGGAGAAGTTATTGTCAGACGCCTGTGGAGAAAATGAAGAAGATTCACTCAGACCAGAAAAAGAACACTTATTAACAATATAAAAAGAGATTGCTGTCCACAGAGGTTCAGACAGATCGGTAGCAAGATACTCTTTAGATGCTAAGAAGATTCCCTTTGCAGAACCCCTATCAGGATAACGAGACCTGAGTTCAGAAAGCTTCTCTTGCATCTGGCGTCCATTAGTTTGGAGTTGTTGCCAGAAGGTTGCCAAAGGTGGATGAAGATCATTTACCCAGATCTTCAGATGAGGATACTTCTTAGTGATATGTAGAGCAACGCTACCACCACCGATAAATGGTTCATGATACTCCTTATAATCCCTTAGATCAGGGAAGTAAGGATCCATCTTTTTACATGCCCTAGACTTGCCTCCAGGATAACGGAGAGGAGTCTTAAAACTTTTCATCAAAGAATCTCCTGCAGATTATCAAGGATCTCAGCAGATGTAATACTCTTCTCTGCAGGTTTAATATCCTTAGCAAGGATAGTAAAGTCTCCTGGAAGGAACTTAACTTTGGCAGTAGGAGATTTAGGAGTATAGTAAATACGCTTCTCTACAGTATCCCAATCAGTAATTCCAATCGCCATGGATCCAGTGTCTACCAGAAGCATGTAGTCAAAGGTTTTCTCAATCACCTTATTTTCGCTCTGGAAGTTCTTAAGAACAATAGATGAGGTAGACCCATTCTTATTGAACATCTTGAGCTTACCTTTCATTTCATAATTGATATTATCTTCAGAGACAAAATCAACTCCATCTTTGAAGTCTCCAACATATTCAAGTTGACCATCACTCCACTTGGCGAAGGACTTCTCCTGCAACCAAGTGCGAATAGTTTTGAATGCATTGGACTTCATCTCTTTGGTGTTAGTGGCGTTTACGCAACCAAAGAACTCTTCAAGGTTGATGCGATCAATGTTAATCATAATAAAATAAAAGACTCAGAGGGCGAGTTTTTTGCTAGGAGCAATGATAGGACTGAACATAGACTGATACTCAGTTACGATCTGGTCCTGTGCTTCTGCAATATACATTACAAACTTTTTGTCGATTGTCAACTCCTTTACTTCTTTACTAAGGAGAGGAGACCAGGGAGCAAAACCAATCTGACCGTTACCTGCAGGAACTGCAACAATTGCATTAGAGAAGGTAACAGAGTCGTCGGTCTCACTCAGAACCTCACAGATGATATCTTCACCAGAGGTAGTACGGACAAGTTTAACGTTCATTTGTAGTCTTTAAGATCAGTGGTCAGAAGAGTATTAAAAAACTCAGTAAGTTGTAAAGTGCTTGCTGCCATTGCACGGTATCCAGTGCCAACATAGATTTGTCCAAGAAGGACGCAAGCAGTCATAATACTCCAGAAGTAATAATACATTCTGGACTTCTTTTGTCTTGGTTGTTTTTTCATTTAAATTCACATTCACACATAATTTCAGTCAACGCCGCCAGAAGATTAATCTCTTGATCGGCAACGAAGGCAACCTGATACTGATACTTAGCAATAATAAGCACAGCAGCAGGAATGGTAGAAGGTACAAGGGACGTGTAACAAGCATCGTAAATACGACGCAGAAGTACACCAGAATCATTGTCCAGATTATTAACGACCCATTTACGTACTTCAGGGAAGTTCTTCTCCTTAAGTCGTTTAACCAACTCATCAGTTTTGACCTCACTAAAGGACGCGAGAATCGCTGCATCAATCTTTCCTCCAGCAGAATAGCGTTGACACTCATTCAAAACACGACGCCAGTCTGGGAAGTGCTTGTTGATGAGTTCTACCAGGACCTTGTTATCATATTCAATACCCTCTGCATCCAGGACTTGTTGGAGGCGTCCAAAGAACTTGGATGCCATCTCTGGTCGCTTGCTTGCGGGGATTGAGAACTCGACCACTGCACATCGGGAGTGGAGGGGTTCGATGATTTTGTTTTTGTAGTTGCAGGTAAAGATGAATCTGCAGTTGCCAGCAAATTCCTCAGTAAACGCCCGTAGGAGGAGTTGTACGTCATGGGTTGTGTTATCTGCCTCATCAATGATGATGACTTTGTGTTTAGCAGTTGACGTAAGTGATACGGTCGAAGCGAAGTTCTTCGCATTGTTTCGGACAGTATCGAGGAATCGACCTTCATCGGATCCATTGATGACATAAACATCTACTCCAAGTTCGTTGCAGAGTGCTTTAGCAATAGTTGTCTTGCCACACCCAGCAGGTCCAGCAAGGAGAAGATTGGGAACCTCACCCTTAGACAAGAATTCCACAAAGGTCTTCTTGATCTCCTTGGGGAGGATACAATCCTCAATTGTTTTGGGTCGATACTTCTCAACCCAAAGGAATTCATCACGAGTCATATCCAATCTTGTTTTTTGGATCAGTAATAAAGAGAATGAAGCATAGACCAAGATGTGGATGAACCAAACACTTAGATAAAAGTAGGAGGGTCATCGCTTGGGTTATGTTCATTGTACCAGTTTTGACATTGAAATTGCCAGTAGGAACGATAGCATAATCACTACATCCCAGGCTTTTGTTTTTGCAAAATACGGAATTGAGATCAGATCAGCAATGAAGTTGATGATCACACCCGTAAGAACATTGACATGGAGGATAATGAAATAGGCAGCAATGACACCAATGCTGCCCATAATCCTCATCAACGTAAGAGTACGCATTAGAAGTTAGAATCAGGTTCCAAAGCAATATAATAGGTCAGATCATAGTCAGTGTTGACAAACTTTGACAAAAGTTTACTGGAAATGCTGACTTTGTAATCACCAGGAATAACCTTGATGTTCTCAACTTTAAAGTGGAAGCAGAACTCTTCATCAGTCTCTCCAACGAGAACTTGGAAGTCATTAGAGGTGTCATTCTTCTTGTCATGAACAACAAGTTTAACAACTCCTGCTTCCCCAACGACTGAGAGATCAGGAAGTTGGAATGCCAGAACTGCCTTACGAATCTTTTCCAGTTGTTCTGCGGCCAGTTCAAACTCAACATCCATTGTGGGAAGAGTTAGAGACTTCTCAGGAGGCACTACGATTACGCTGGGATCAGCAAAGAAGTACTTAGAGCGAGTCTTACCTTCACGAATGACGACGTGTCCATCATTAGCAAAATCAAGTTCTGGTTGATTATGCAGGAACACACCCCGAAGGAACTGAGTCAAATCATAGATTGCAAAATCCTTAGGGAAGTCTTCCTGAATCTCTGCTTCTGCCATGATGTTCTTCATCACAGAGATGGTGCGGAGTTTGTTGCCTTTCTTGAACAGGATGGACTGGTTAATGTCCGAGAAGTTCTTCAGAAGATTGATTGTCTTATCAGAAAGTTTCATAGGTTCCCTTAATTTCATTATGCAGTCCAGAGAAGTGGTAAAGAAGAATGCAATAGTGAATTGCCTTCAGAATGTCCTGTTTTGACTTACCATTCTTCTTGCCAAATCGAGACAAATACTTGATTGCATTAGATCGACAGAAAGGTTCTGCATCACCAATACTCTCAATCAAATCAAGAGTCTGAGTTTTAGACTCTTGGGAGGTGTAGTGAGATTTATATGTTGAAGAGAGGTACTCACGGATCTCCTTCATAGTTTTATCCTCTTCATACTTCCAGAATCCATTAGTAGAAAGGGAATCCAGATTCAAATCAATTTTTTCTTCAGGTTCCATAGTAAGGTTGAATGAAATAGTGTCTGGTGCCATAGCGCCAGGATTACCCGTCAAACTAAACCCATCTTCCTCCCAGAAGTCTTGATTAGATGCTGTGAAGGGATTGGGTCGGTCACTGTCATTACGATCATAGTCGTAATAATAATCAGAATGCTTTACTTGATCCATTACAAAGTAGCGGGGGTCATGAGGCATAGTTATCCGTTATCATTATATCAGGATCCAATCTCTTGGTCAATGTGTACCTTTTCACCAGTAGCAGTCAGGTCAAAGTCAGCATCAACTTTATCGTAGAGTTCCAGGAATGCTTGCTTGGTATCTTCATCAAATCGATTGATACAAACCTGCATTGCCTTCTCTTTATTGCCAAAGATCTCATATGCCTTGACGATGTGAACCAGACGACGGGTGCTGATGATCTCTTCAATACCACCGTCATAGAAGGTCTTACGGATAATGTCTGCCCAATCTACAAGACGTTGGCAGAAGTCATCATCGCTGCAAATCTTGGAGAGAATGTTCCTCTCAACAGAGATCGTAGGATAAGACTGTTCAAATGTCACTGGGAATCGCTCAAGGAATGCTTCGTTGAGAACATTAGTTCCAATGAATCGTCCATCATCACTACCCTTACCCTTAGTGTTGGCAGTTGCAATAACGTTAAACCCAGCGGTAGGTTGAACAAACTTACCAATCTTCTTCAAGAACACACCCTTACCTTCAAGGATGGACTGGAGGCATAGAATTTTGTTGGAAGCAAGGTCAATTTCATCGAGTAGCAAGATTGCTCCTCGTTGGAGTGCTTCAACGACAGGTCCGTTATGCCAAACAGTTGCCCCATCGACAAGACGGAAGCCACCAATAAGATCGTCTTCATCAGTTTCAATAGTGATATTTACACGGATGAGTTCCCGACCCAACGTTGCACATGCTTGCTCAACTGAGAGCGTTTTACCGTTGCCAGACAATCCTGTAATGAACGTCGGATAGAATAGACGGGACTGAATAATTTTTTTAATATCAGCGAAATTGCCAAACTTGACGAAAGAATCATCTTTTTCAGGGATAAGGTTTTGTTCCTGGGCGGGAATAATTGCAGCAGGTGCCTGGTAGGTTTGCTCCATTTGTTCCCGAACGGTAAGGTTCCACTTACCACGACCAACTTTACAATCGTTAAGTTTATTGGTAACGGTCTGATAGTTGACATCATTCATCGCGCACCAAGCGCGAATGTCTGCTGCAGTCACAGAATCTCCGTAGAGATCTTGGAGAGAGCTGATGATGCCTTCTTTGGAGAGACCCATTGGATTTGTTTGAACTGAAGTTAGTATAGTGGAGAGGTGGGGGAACTCAGGTCCCCCGTGGACAGTTTATCAAGCGACCAGATCGATGAACTCATTCAAGACTCGCTTGTTCATTTTCTTAGTGCGAAGACTCTTGACAAATGCACTCTTGATCTGGGATTTGGTTGCATCCTCTTTGACATCAAAGGTGTTGTCCTGTGCCAAAGAAGTTGCAGACATAGCAAAGTAGGAATGATATCCAGAGTTGGTGATCGTAAATGCACGCTCCTTCCTCCAGATAGCATGGATACGATCATGATCATCATTCCATCGACCATAGTAACGAGCAATGAAACTATGGGCATCACGACCTTCAAGAACACGAATACCAATAAAGTTAGTATCCTTGAACTTATCCTTGAGGTGAGTCAAAAGGACATCAGTAACCTCATACCAGTTGCCATTTAGAGAGTAAGTGGTTCCAAGTTTACGGTCACGAAGAATACAGTTGTTGTTACAAACCTGACGAACACCAAGATAAGGTTCAATCTCCCAGTGACGCTGAACAGTCTTATGGAACTTCAACGGAGGTGCTTCACCATCAGTAAGAATCACACACTGAACCTTCTCAACATTATTCTTCTCTTTGAACTGAGGAATAATCTCATGCAAAGCAATAAGAGTATCATTCAGAGGAGTGCCCGACAGGGATAGTTTGCCAGGAATGGGATAATAAGTATAGTGATCGCGATTGAACCCTTCCGCAATGCGGAAGATAGTCTTCATCTGATTGTCCAGTTCTTTGATCTTTGTCTTACTAGAAAACATGTTCATCAGAGAGAACTGTTCATAGACTTGCAAAACACCGTCCCGCTTCTTATATGTATTCGGAGGAGACTTGTAAACACGATCACCATTCTCATCAAGAGTGAATCCAAACTTAGGGAAGTCACTAGTAAAGGCATATACCTCGAAGGGGATGCTGACCTTCTTGCAGAACCAGATCAAGTTGAACAGTTGCTTGACAGTATCCGTAAGGACATCTGCCATGGATCCAGACCAATCAAGAATGAAAATCAATCCATGATTCTTGCCATCAGGAACAACACTGACCTTCTTGAACAAATCTTCATTGTACTTATAGGTGTGAAGTTTAGTGCAGTCTAGGACACCAGTGCGAGCAGTAGTAGCGCGAGCATATGCGCTGGCAGACTTACGGCACTCAAACTCTTTTACCAGATAGTTGACTTCTTTTTGAGCCGACTTCTTAAACTCAGAGTATCTCTTATCAACTTCATAGAAGTACTTCGGATCAACATCATTCCAACGCTCAGGAACATCCTGATAGACTTCCTCATTCGGAATAATAATGGCATCAAGATTGACTTTAGGAACCTCAAGATACTGATTCTCAAAAGATTGATCACTAGTCAGATCCTTGATAGCATCCTCAAATGACTTCATCGTATCCACATTGAAGTCACTACCAATATCTCCACCCATAGTGGGTTGATCTACTACATCTGTGGGAGATCCCTGAATATCATCATTGACAGAATTGTTGGCTCCTTGCGATGATTCGCTGGACGGGGATTCTGATTCTCCCTCCTGACTATCTGATCCTTGTGGGATGGAGGAAGACCCACCATTATTCGACTGTAATTGAACGTTTGCAGGGGACTCTGATTTCTGTTCATTCTTGCAATAGTTGTAAATTGCCTCTGATACATCCAACACTTGTGCAAAAGTCTCACAATCGCGAACTGCAGATAGAAGAGACTCTTCTTCATCAGTGAATGGAATGTCTGCATAATTACCAATCTTGCAGTGCAGATTAATCTTGTCTGCCAGATTGAATGTCGATATATCTTCATCCTCAATACCAAAGAAGTCTTCTGCTGCCAGCTCTTCGTATCCTCGGTAGAAGGTCTTGGAGAGACCAGCATACCGACGCTTCATCATCTTCTCGATACGAGCATCTTCGACAACGTTGACAATCTGTGGTGGGATCTTACGATCCTTGATCCAATCTTCATCTGGTGTATATAGGGCGTGACCAACTTCATGACCCACCAGAAGGTCATACACATTATTAGATGCCTTGT